ATGCCCTACTACATCAAAAAGAATAATAGATATCTCACCCTCGAAAACATCACAAACGAGCATTACGATGATGAATACAATATCGTGAATGAAAGTTACACAACAGGCTTCAATTGGACTTTAGACACTGAGTACGCAAAGAAGTTTTACACTCACAATGAAGCATCAGACTATGTTTATCGCTTTAGACATGTATTGAAAGATGTTCAGATTGTCCAAGAAAAGTTTTGAAAATAATTGATGGAAAAATAGCACTCATTAGAGTGCTTTTACGGCCATGCATCGCTCAATCTTTCTTCATTAGCTCTGTGTTCATCAGCATATCTTGCCATTTTTGTATATTCTTCGATGCTTCGCTCGAATACGTTTCCGAGCGTTGCGCAATATTCATCACTGGTTTCGCGGGAAGCTGCGGACAGACGTTGCTTTGCGCTGGCAAGTTGCTTTGACAAGCTGTTAGCACTGGACTGAGCATCGCTAGCATCAGACTCAATTTGTTTAATTTTGGCATTGTAGTTTTGCTCCGCTTTTGTGATTTGTTCTGCCCAAACTTTTTCTTGTTGAGCAGCTTGAACTTTGGATTTTTCAGCTGCTAATTGTTGCTGAGTGATGTAGTTGGCGTGTAATCGCTTCTGATCTTTGATTTCAGCAGCTTGATGATTTTGAATAAACAAACAGATCAATAATAAAAAAGCGAGAACTGCAATGATGCATTCTCGCCAGAATTTTGCTGCTAGATATAGATACGTCATTTATTAAACAACTCCATTTCAGCTTTACGTCTACGAACAAGACCTGTCATGACTTTTCCACCCGCTTTGTTCCATACAAGGAACTGATCAGCAGCGCCTTGATAGTCACCTTTATTCAGTTTTTTTAATAAGGTTGAATTATTAAAAGCACCTGAGCCAATGTTGTAAGTCAGTGAAACCAAAGCATCAAACTGGTTTTGACTTAAAGGCACTATCACAGATTCATTTACAGTCTTTTCAAATTTGGCCAAGTCGTGTTTGAAGTAGGCTTTAGCTTGCTCAGGTGTACAAGTATCCCCTTTTTTTACCTTCACGCCATTAGGATAAACTGTTGTGCCAGTGCCAATGGTCCAAACCCCTACACCATCATCGTAAGCATTGAATCGCGTGCCTTCAAAACCTGAGATTAAATCAATACCAACATCACTTGTAGTTTTTTCACTTGGTGCAAGTTTATCGACCACCTTATTTAGATCATCTACTTGTGCTTGTGTAAGCTTGCCGCCTGCGATAACTCGAGCAGCATCAAAGAATGGTTTAGTTGTCATTGGATTCACCTTTCTTTTTCTCTAATTCAGAACTACCAAAATAAAAGCCGCATGCTGTTGTCATAGCCCCCGCAATGAAACCCAATGCCGTATTGATCAGATTGCTGTTTTCTCGCGGCATATCTACAAAAAATAAAGCAATCACTAAAACAAACATTAGTCCCACTAATGCAAAAGCTAGATATGCGCGAGTATTTTCACTGTTCATCTTTTTGCTTCCTCCAACCGTGATACTTTCTCTTTAATTAAAGACTGGTCTTGGCTTAATTGAATAATTGAAGATCCAACCCACGCACACAATGAAAATACGATGCCTGCAAATATTCCCAGCAATACACGCAGCACAGAAATTCCACCATCTTGCGCTGCTGTGCGGTTTTCTAAATTGGCGACTTTGATATCCAATGTATCGATATCTTTTTTGTTCTGCTCGCTTGTCTCTTTGTGTGCTTCATTAATAAAAGTCAGTCGAGTAACATGATCTGACAACATGCGAATATCACTCTGAATGGAGTCGATTTTCTTTTCAAATCTCAACCCGTATGATTCATTTTCAGTCATGCCTTCCCCCTTTCGTTTAGGCAATAAAAAAGCACCCAATTGGGTGCTGTTATTTCTTCATTTCAATTACACTTAATGTTCTTGAAGTAATCATAAAGTTGCTTCTTGATTCCACATTTAATGGGATATTAACGCCCTCCTGTCGAGCAAATCCCGCTTTAAGTGTGTAGGTAACATTGCCAATAGTACTGTTATCATCAATAGCTGAAACGATAACCGCTGTACCATTAAAATTAACGTTAATATTACCAGTCTCAATATTCGCGCCCAGAGAGCCTCTGCCAATTAAAGACCCATTTTTATATATTGAAATATAAAAGGAAGCCATTGCCCTATCGTTAGCTGCAATTGGATTACCTCGTCCGTCACTTACACTAAAAGCGCCAAAAGTAGGTGTGCAAATATTTACTGAGGCATCAAGTCTAACTTTTCCACCACTTCTATTCAGAGTAACTTGTAAAAGTGTGCCTATATGGTTTTCCCATGCAGCTAAGTGGTTATTAAAATCATTATTAGGCTGTCCACTTGTAACTCCACCTGCAAAAGTAGTGATAGTCTTTACATCAATTGCTTTTACACCTATTGGAACTGTTACAGCTTCATCTTTAATTTTTAAAGTATCAATTGCGCCATCTTCAATATTCGCAGTTTTGACTTTAATTGTCCCCAAGTCTGCACTAATAGTACTTAAGTTTTCAGCCCAGATTCGATTCGCATTGATATACCCAAAACTACCATTGTCGACATACAAACCACGCGGAATAACTGTACCGTTTGGCAAAGTAACCGGAGTGTTTTGCAAGGTCATTAATGGTTTAGGTTCTACACCATCAACACCGACAGGCGTACCAAACTGAATTGCATCATAATTGAATATGAAAGTTGAAGTAGTTCCATCGTTCATTGAACCATGACCTGAAACATGGCCATTTACATCGAACTTAGTGAATTTTTGTGCATAGAGACCATTTACTGATTGTGTGACCTCTTCAATTGAGGCTGTATTTTCTCCTAATGATGTTTGAATAGTTTCAGTTTTCTCGACAAGTGCCTTATTTGCATCTGCAGTAGCTTTAATCTGACTTTTATAGACCGCATCGTTCTCAGCCATAGTTGCACTCACGATATCAATCCGCTGACCTAAAGCTGAATCACCATCCGTATAGGCAGATTGAATCGACCAGCTTGACGCTTCATTACTGCCTGAGTCAGCCGTCCAGTTATCCTGGTCCGCGGTCAAAGGTGTGACTTTCGCGTAGACACCGTCAACTTTTTCAGTTGCTGCAGTCAAACGTCCGTCAATTTCTTCAACCTCTGCTTTGACAGAGTTCAGTGCACCAGTGCTGGCCTTATCTACAAGCGCAGCACTAATGCTGTTGATCTGGCTGGCATTGGCAGCAGATTCACTTGCCGCTGCGTTGGCAGTCGATAGAGCCGTGGCTGCATTGGTCTTGGCTTCATTTGCTGTGTTGTTTGCAGTATTTGCAGTGTTTACAGCATTTGAAGCGTTACTGTTTGCAGTTGTAGCTGTATCACTCGCAGCGGTTGCTGTTGCAGATGCTTGTTGTGCAAGACTCGAAGCTGATACCGCTGTTGTAACGGCAGTTTCCGCTTTGGTAATTGCACTGGCCGCATTGGTTTTTGCTACCGATGCATCGGATTCAGCCACATCAACGCGGTTATCCAGCGCTTGGATTGCGCTTGAGTTACTGCTCGATGCAGTGACAGCACTTTCAGCAGTCTGCTTAACAGATGCAAGTGCCGTGTCATTGCGGGCAATGTAGTTGTTGATCACTTGCGCATTGGCTGCATCACCTGATGCACGTGCTGAACGTTCCTCCTGAATTGCTGCCTGACTTTCACCCACTTCAACATTAATGACATCGATGCGCTGGCCTAAGGCTGAATCGCCATCAACTTGAGCCGATTGAATCGACCAGCTTGATGCTTCATTACTGCCACTATCCGCAGTCCAGTTGTCCTGGTCTGCAGTCAAAGGTGTGACTTTCGCATAGACACCATCAAGTTTTGTTGATGCAGCACTCAAATCATCTGCTACAACATCAATTTCTTGACGCACCGCAGCAAACGATTTTTCCGTGCTTTGCTTATAAGTATCAACAACAGATAAGACATACTCATCACCTGCAACACGTTGCTGACTTTCGTGTGTTAGACCATCACTGAGATTTTCAACAGCATTGATGCGAGCCTGTGATTCTGACGCGATATTATCTGCAACTTGATTCACAGCAGTAATACGCTGTTGACGCTCTATAGCTAAATCCTGATTAGCTTGATCTGCAGTATTTTTGGCATCATGAATACGTTGATCATAAACAGTCAGATCACCTTCAATAACGTCAATCTTATCGATTTTCTGCTGTAAATTTTGATGTAGTTGTGATTCAGTGATCTGGCCAGACAAGATATCTAAAACTGCCGATGCGTCTGCTGAAGTTGTTGCATTAACCCAATCAGACCATGGTCCCACATTCCCCAAACGATCAATTAAACGAGCCTGAAAATAAAGCTTTAAATTCGGCTGTAAACCTTGAATCGTGTGAGTTGTCGTTGGGTATGCAAACAGTCCCAAAGTTGAGATATTGCTAACACCATCGGGACTAATCCGTATTTCAGTGTGAGCTGTATCAAGTGCACCAATTGAAGGAAAGCCCCAGTTAAGTTTTATACCAAATAAGATTCCTGTCGCTTGGATAAATGCCAATTTTGGCGGTAAACCTTGCTTTCCAGAAAGTTCAGTCAAAGTTGAATAAACTGGTAAAGAAGCAATCTCAAATGCTGAAATTGCTGTTACTCGTGCTTGATATTGACCCGCATAAATACCAGGAACTTCGACTGAGTTATTGCCGGTTACTGGAAGCTTAATCCAGCTGCCGTCATCCTTGCGCCACTCAACTTGATATTTAACCGCGCCCTTAGCCTGCGCCCAAGATACAATCATTGTTGCTAGATTGATGCCCTGATCAACTCGGCTTTCACTAGTAACAACGACATTAGTTACAGGATCCTGAATTGTTGGGTTCACAATCGAAATCGGAACCTCATCAAAATAAGCACCCTTGTCAATGGCATCGAACTTGGCTGGATTATATTGAAGTGCAGTCACTGAAAATTGATGACTTTCGTCTTGAGTAATCGAGATCACTCGAAACTTCATTGTTGCTAAATCTTGGGCATCTATAACCCATACATTTTGAGCGGCAATAGCATCAAATTCATGAGTAACAGTTACTACTCGACCTGAGATAGATTGAACAATACGAGTTTGAGCCTTTCCATCCTCGCCATTAATAATCAGTCTGTCGCCAGCAACTGCCACAACATCGTCACGATCAAGCGTAATGCTTTTACGATCTGCTGAGATTTTAGAAACACGTCCTCCATTTGCTCGTCCTGCAAATAACGGGTCAGCAATATCAATAACTCTTCCCGGTTGCGGAATATGGCCATCCAAACCAACTTTAAAACTCACCGTACGAGTTTCTAATTGCTCAGACTTTAATGCCCACCAGCCTGCTCTCTGCGCTTGTCCACGCGACGTGCATCCCCAAGCATCAATTTCTAAAATACGAACTTGACCTGCTTCAGCAATCGCCTTTTCATCACGAACAAACTCATATTCAGTTTTATAGTGATTAGCCGGGTTATCCCACGCAACTTTAACGACATTATGTCTATCTCGAGCACGAGTTCCCGCGTACTCAAAATTGCCATCAATGACATTGGCACGGGTATATGTAAAGTAAGTATCTTGGGGAATATCCGCATCACAAATAATGCTATTGCCATCCCAAAACGTGATGGCACGAAATACACCAGCCAACTTAGTTAAAATCTCAAATGCACCTTCCGCGCTCTGAAGATAAACATTACAAGTGAAACGTGGTTCTTGACCGCCTAATCCGTCCGGTACTAACTCATCACAATATTGAGCTAAACGATATAAAGACCACTTATCAACCATGAGTGGAGTTAATCGATCACCCAGCGCATAGCGATCAACTGTACAGATGTCGTAATAAATCCAAGCTGGATTATTGGAATATGCCTCTTTGAAAGTACCGTCCCACATCCCAACATATTGCCGTGTTACTGGATTGTAGTTAGTAGGAACCTTTAGAATTCTTCCCTTTGTATCTGCAGCAACTTTAGCAACATTTCCAAAGGTCTCAGCATCATACTGAAGACCCAATAATGCTGTATTTGGATAGCGTAATTTCGCATCGATCACTTCTGTTACAGCTGCAATATACATCTTGTCGCTGATATATTCAGAAGTTGTATTGGGTGTAAGTCTACGAACACGAACAAGCCAGCCAGAGTCTGCACGAGGCAAATCAATCCGATGAGCACGTTCATAATTTGCAGATGTTTTATCTGAAATTTTGGTTTTTAGTACTTCAGTCCAGACACCACCATCAATCTGTAAATCAATTGCGTATTCGATTGTTACGCCAGATACGTCACCATTTGTAGCGTTCTGAGTACGTAAAGGTCCCCATTTTAAGCGCAGACGAACTGCGTCAAGATCAAGATTACTAAAAGCGCGGACCCACGGTGTTTCAGACTTCAGCTCCACATCGATAGCAGTTTCATTTTCTACTGCAGGAAAACCTTCAATGTATTCCTGATCATTAGTACCATTTCTAAAATCAACTTTTACATTTTCAAAGTTAAGGCTTCCATCTGCATTCTGAAGTGGAGTTTCTTCTAAATAAATTGACTGAAGCCCATTAGCTAAACCTTCAATCTCGCCTTCAGCTAAACCATATAGAACCTTGATAAAGGTTTTCGATTGAGCAGAATCTGGTGAAATGACAGGTTGCCGTTGTTTTTTACTGCCTTTTTTTGCGCCTACTACTGCATTCATAAGAAATCTCACGCAATAAAAAAGGCGCTAGAAAGCGCCTGTTAATTAAAATTTACATCTGATCTTCAGGATATTGACCAGCACTGATAATGAAGCCACCAATTTCACGTTGGCCATAAAGAATTGGAACAGGATTACCTTGTGCAACTGTGGTAACTGCACCGCCAAAGCCTTTGTTGGCACGGTTGCCATCTTGGTTTTGGTCTTGAGTATTATCAATTTTTGGCATGAGCATCTGCGCGACACCACCAACCATCATGCCTATACCAGCTCCAACCAGATTTGCTCCCCATGCTTGCCCGTATGCCATTGCAACCGCACCGACGACGACCATGACCGCCCCAAGAATAGTCTGTAATATTCCATTACCGCCTGCACCAACTACACGTGGAACAATATGAATAACCTCAGCTTCAGTATTCATATCGAGCTGTTCTTCACCGATGTTATCGCCGGTAATGAGCCGCTTAGTTTCGTGGTCATAAATCGCTGGGCGTTTCTTGCCTCGCTTATTACTTGAGTTCTTTGATTTTAAAAATACGGCAAAGCGTAGGCCCTGCTCATGTGCATGCAACATAAAATGTTCAAAGCCAGCAATCTGAACGGATAAAGCACGCATGGCTTCACGTGTATTTGCGACATCGAGCTTAAATTCACGACCGAACTTTTGTCCCAATACTCCATACAGCTTAATGGTTTTTAACATCTCGATGCCTCAATATCTTTACTGTTCGCTCTTGCCATTGTTGTCCATAAATTTCGCGTACTGACTTTCTGTTATACGGATGATGCAGAATTAAGCTTGAACCTATGCATTGCTCAGTTTGCTCCGATTTAAGCTGTCCATTATCACCCAGCCAAACAACCGCATGATTAGGATGCTCGGTACGCCCAACACGACAAACAAGCATATCGCCATACTGCGGTGTATCAACTTCATAGAAGCCCGCTTTTTCATAATTCTCAAGGTAAAGTGATGGATGATCTTTATCTTCCCACCATGCATCATCCCGCTTAAAATCCATAAGCTCTATACCCAATTCACGACTATAAAAATCACGAATGAGGGCATAACAATCTTGCCAGCCATGAAAATAATTACGCCCCACTAAGGGGGCGCGATAACCACAAGGTTCATAAACTTGAAAATCCAGATCCGGATATGAACAAATTACCCACGGCTTTTGATGTAACTCAATCTGGATTAAGTCTAGTTCTGAGGCTCTTGTAGTGCCATCTGGGTGGCTATGAACATATGCAGTAATTTCACCTTGATCTTCAGCATTTGCCAAATCCTCGGGATGAATTTCAAATTGATCAGATTGTTCGGCAATATTGCGACAAGCGATATATTGCTTATCAACAATCACACCACAGCATTCAAGCGGATAGCATTCATCAGCATGCGCCATGATTGTTTTTTTGGTTTTTGCTGTAAGTTTCATAAAACCTCACAATAAACTTGATGCAGGGAACCCGCCAAAAGGCAATGGCTTATTTTCACCAAATCGCAAGCGGCAAGACCGCAGGCGCCCACCACATCGATCAAGTGCCGGATTATCTGTTGGCTCATCTTTATCAGTGAACATTGCTACACCTGTGTAACCACATTCATCGCCCCGGTACTTCCCGACCATGCACCAATGACAAAGTGAAGTAATTTGTCGAACTGGGATTTTCAAACCCTCAAAATCGATTGGATTGGACAGCTCGAAAGTCACTTGTTGTGCATTTTCAGATGTCTTTTGCTCGATGTACCAGATTTGCTCTTTTGATTCATTTGATGCAATTGGATTACCTGCTGTGAAGTTTTCAGCATCTAAGTATTTAGCAAGTGTGGTAATCACTTTAAGTTTTGCACCAGCAAAGTCTTTAAACTGCAAACAGTAAGCAGACACAGCATTTTGAATGCCGTTGATATTGTTGGCCATGCTTAAAGTTGGTGCTGAAGCTTTACCATCCGAACGCATTTCAAGGCCAGATACTTCCAAAGCCATTGGCTCAAATACTTGACCTTGCCAGATAATATTTCGCATCCAGACTTTTGAACTGCCCACATCAAAAAGCTTGTCTGCTGAAATCAGCGTTGTATCTGCTGTAAAGCTGGTGCTGTCTACGGTTTGATAAATCTTCTGCCAGTCTTCATATGAAATATGACCGTGAAAACGTAAAATGCCAGCTCCTAAGCTGCTGGCATCAAGTTCATATAGCGTGATCAGTCCATCGACATACAGCTTTTGAAAATCACTGTTGAGGCTCATCTGGTAATTCTCCCAAACCATCTGACTTTAGAAATGCCCGCAAAGATTTACGATAATCAACAAATACGGCTTTATCAGTGTTCAATTCTTCGAGATCACCATCTTCATCTTCAATTGCATCATTCAAACGTGTGATTTCAATACTGACCCGATCATATTCACTTTGTGCGTGAATCATTTTTTGCTGTACAGCAATTGCGGCTTTTTCAGCATCGGTGAAGTACTTTTGTGGATTTAGATGACGATCAATTTCTTCAGCGGTCATTGCTGTAAACTCTTCTGTAATCAGCTCATCTTGCGATCCATCTTGCTCAAACGCCCAAACTGAGCCGTCAACTTTTTTAAAATATTTCATTAACTTAACTCCGACCAGCGATCTATGTAAATAATTTTAGTAGACCCTGCAAGATTTATAGAATATGTTCCACCAATAGGCACCAAAAAACTAAACCAACGATGTGTTGAAGCACTATCTCCGTTGGAACGATAATCTTCAAAAATTGGAATATCATTCACTCGACAAACAATCCTATCTCCAGCACTAAGTTGTGAATAAATTAAAATCGCTACAAAAATCACTCTTTGCGTTGAGTTTGTAAATGTGGTTCCAATTGATCTGTTTTGTGTCCGATCTACAATACTCTGACCAGATCCAATAACACCTAGAAATTTTAAAGCGTCATTAGTATTCGTGGTATTACCGAAAATGTTGTAAATCTCATTAAAATTATTATTGATTTTGGTAAAAGCCGTTCGTGCTGGATCACCTGCGCCATCATTCGCACTGTTGCCGATATTAATTATCTGCTTTGACATATTTTTTCTCACAAAAAAAGCACTCGATTGAGTGCTGTTGAAAGGATCTGAATTTAATTAAGGATAGAAAACTTGTGTGAATGTAGTTGAGATCCGCCAGATCTGACCACCTAGACTTACCGGTGTATAACTCGAATCTGTTTTGACTCGAATCTCGCCATCAAGTGGCGAATCCCACAGAAATGAATCTGCACCTTTGTGCTCATCAAAAAAGGCCTTAATCGCTTGAATTTCAGCTTTGTGAGCTGTTCTTTGATAAGCCCACTGACCTTTTCGATTGTTGATTCCAACTGAAATATTTTGCTCATAGCCATCGCCAAACTTTGAAGTCAGTACATTGAAGTTCTGAGTGTTGGAGTTACCGTCCAAGTCACTTGGCCAGTCAAATTTTTGGTTGCTCATTTGAAAGCAAACCTCCCCGTTGTCGACTCTCATTTCGAATGATTGATCGAACAGCGCTACCAATCATGCAACCCAAATTTTTTGGATTGTATTGTGACTTATGCTCTTTCAAACTAAAGCGTTTTTTCTGTTTTCTCAGGCTTTTCATTTTAGTAACTCCAAAAATCAAACCCACTCGATTGAGTGGGTTATTTGTATAGTAGACCGCCTTGTCGTTGCTCTTGCCGGATAATCGTTCTAACAGCATTGCCGATCATTTGCCCAAGCTGCTTCTGATCCTGAGTATTGGCACCATTCGTATTTACGCCTGAATCAGTTACATAAACTTGAATAGTGACAGGCTGTCCAGAAGATGAAACTGTTCTCTCCAAACTACCGCCTGAGTTAATGGCATTCAATGTATCCACACCAACGCGCTTAGTAGCAGCGGCATTCAATACATATTCTTGACCATGTACCACACCAGCTACATCGCCTCGCCCCATATCGCCTGTGTAGCCGCCTGATGAGAAGCCAGCTATAGCTTGAGCTGCAATCATTGCGGCTTGAGCATAACCAAAACCTAAAATTGCCGATGCTGCTGGAACTTTACCCACGAAAGGAAGAGTGATATCAGCAGTGGTTTGTGCGGCTGCCAGATGCGCAGAAACAATCGTTGATGCAATTGCAAATGCTTGCTGCATGGCAAACATAGCTTTATATCGCTTGGATTGCTCACCACTCGCATCCTTTACCGATTGAGTCAAGTTAGACCATACAGACTGACCTTGATTTAAAAGGCTTGACCAGATTTGCAACTGAGATTCATATTGTCCTTTCTGCAAATCTTTATACTTTTCAGCGTATTCTTCTTGAATCTTCCGCTTAGTTTGCTCATGTAATAAAACTGCGTCCTCAATACGCTTATTGTATTCAAGAGTAGTAATTTCTCTTTGGGCCAATTGTGCTTTCAAACTGTCTTGCGTGTTCAATAATGAATTGTCATTATTTGAATAGGCATTTTTTTCTTCAAATTGAGTTGTAAGTCCTTCACGCTCAGCTTTTGGTGCTGCAAGAAGTGCTCTAGCTTGTTGAATATCTCTAAGTGAATTTGTATAGGTCTGCTCATAAGCGCGCTTCCTTTGTTCCGCTGCAAGATTGATTAAGTTGGTTTCATAATCATATTGCTCCTTAAGTGCTTTTAAGCGAGACTTCTTCTCCTCAGTATTGTATTCGCGACTCTTTTGGATTCTAAGGCCTTCAATTTTGGTCTTAGCATTTAGCTTTTCCTGTTCATTCATCTTGAAAGAATAAAGATCATAGGCTAACTGAGCATCGCTAATAAGCTTGGCATCATTAGCCTTCTGGATTGCCACAGAAACAAACTGAGTCATTCCATATTTCTGAAGGCGTTCAATTTCTTTCTGTAAATCCATTTCAATTTGTTTGGATTTATCAGAATATTCATATTGAATTTTAAGTTGCTCTTCTCTTATTTTTTCAAGTTCCTGAGCATGTTTTTTAGAGGCTTCAGCCGCCTTTTTGGCAGCATTCTCTGCATCTTTTGCTTCTTTTGCGTTAGTTTTAAGGCCTTTGTTGGTTTTGTCTATTGCACCGCTTGTGTCGTAGTACAGTTGACCAAGTTTATCAAGTTTAGGAACTGATGCATCGAGTACATCATTCATAGACTTCATAGAGCCTTTAATGGTTGCTACTGAATCATTTACAGTATCACTGGCGATAGACCAACCATTTTTGAAGCCATTGACCAATGCTTGCCCTTTAGCAACAACACCGTCAGCAGTCATTACGTTTGCGTAAGTAGCACCAACATTTGCCGCCTGCTCTACAAACCCTTGGATTAGTCGAATTACAACTTGGATTGCGCTTGCTAAACCAATAATTCCAACTGCTACGCCTTTGGCTATAGTTCCTACTGACTGAATGACTGAACCAAATTGCCCACCATCCTCGGCACCTTGTAGAAAACTACTTAGCAATGAGTTTAAAACAGGCATCATTTGTGATGCTAATTGTGTCTTAAATCCTTCAAAACGTGTTTGAACAGACTTTGTTTGAGCTGCAAGAAGTCTAGACTGTTCAATTGCTTCTTTGCTTTTGATAATGCCTGCTTCTGTTAATGCTTCACCATAACGATCGAGCAAAGCCCCGCCATTTTCGAACAATGGTAGTAAATTGCCTAAATCATTGCCTAGGCTTTCAAATACAAACCGCTGTTCCTGAGCAGATGCCCCAACACTATCAAGTTTATCCTTCATTAATTGAAGTGCTTCAACCCCATCTTTACCCTGCAAAGTCTTCGCAAACTTTTGAATCTCAGCATCGGTCATTTTGGTGTTATTTTTTAAAGCATCAAAGAAGTCTGCCGCTTCACCACCACCGCCACTAGCTGTAAATTCGCCTAGTTTTTCTTGAGCATCTGCTAATGACTGTGCCAATCCATCTTGCGACATGCCTAGCTGTTCAGCAGCGTGAGAAAGGATTTGAAAGTTCTGTGTGCTGGTGTTTGCACGATTTGCCAACACAATCATTTCAGCATCTGCTTTTGCTGTTTGGATTGCCAAAGCAGAAAGACCCGCAAATGCAACGGCAGCACCACCAACTGCTAAACCTGCAAGCCCAGCAGCAGCGATACCTACACTCCCACTTAATGCGGTAACTTTTTGGGTAACATCACCAATAACAGATCCAATGCGAGTGTTACCTAAAGATGAGTTAATCTGCTCCTTGAATTTCGAGAATAAATCAGTAGTTTTACCTGTTTCTTGACCTACATTTTTAATTGATTTTGCGGTCTTATCGCCTTGTTTCTCGGCATTACCTAGAGATTTATCTAAAGCATCAACTTCTTTTTTTCCATCTTTGGCATCGACCACAATAACCAAGCGACTAACTGATTCAGGCATTTCATTCTCCAAATTCTAGGCAATAAAAAACCCGACACTTGGTCGGGCTTTTTAATACGGCTTATTAATCCAATTTCGACTTACAAGCTGGTGTAATATTGGTTTTCTGATCATCTTTAATTAGCTTGTAGCTACCACCTGCGCCATAAGCTAGCTCAAGGTTAGTATTGGTTTCTGCTTTAATAGTCCAAAACGATCCATCCTGTGTATAAACTTTATTGCCTACTTTCTTGATCGATTGTACTTTTGCTTCACCTTGATAGTCTTGGCAAATAATCCCAGTACCATCTTTATTTAATTTTAAGGTCGCAACTGAAACATTCGAATGCGCCCCGGTCCAATAGCCATAGTTCCCTGTTTGCGAAGGGGTTAATTCAAAGAAATTAGCAGTTGTAGCACATCCGCCTAACAACAATAATGAACTTATTAAAACTAATTTTTTCATACTAATGCCTTATTTAGAAATCATACCGAATACAACTAACAACAACCATCCAAATGCTAATACCCTCTCTATGTTTGTATATTTTTTTTGTAGAGTGAACCAAGCGAAAAGAAAAGGAAAAGCAAGGATTCCAATCCATAAAAGAATAGACATTAAAATGCTTCTTTGTCCTTTAGAAGTCTGTTCCTGACTTAATAGGTAATGTGGGTCTTGATCAAACTTTTTCGATTTTTTGTAAGGACTGTGCGTTGTGTAGGAAAGACCTGTACCAGGTAGTCCTGTTGTAGTTCGCACACCTTTTTTCCCTACATTGACTCTAGCACCATTTTTCCCAACTGAAAGACTACTAATACCTTTCTGCGTAATATTTAGCTTCACGCCAGGTATTATTTTTATACTCTTTCTAAAATTTAATCCCATATAAATACCCCCACTTTTAAGATATTTATAACATAAAATTTTTAATAAAATTAATCACTACAGCGAATCAAACGCAACTAAACTGTTCTCACACTTTTGTAAAGCCTTATCTTCTGCGGAGATATTCTCTGATTTAAGCATTGGGTATGAACCTATTTCTTTATAGTATGCAACACCCTTTTTCACACACTCTCTAATCTCGTCATTACCACTTGAGCTTTTTTTAGATTCACCACAACCCATAAGTCCAAACATTAGACACAACAAAATAATCTTTTTCATAAAAATACCCCTTGTTTTGGGTAATTTAGCAATAGGCTATTTAGGAAGCAATAAAAACCCCCCAGAGGTGGTTAATCTGCAAATATATCTTTATGCATTAATATAGTCTCTCGGTTTCTTTTTTGCCTTCTTTCACTAGCTTCATGAAGGCTTGTAACAAAACCATTTTTTTCATAGAAACTTATTACTTTAGGCTCATTAACTGCATCCAAAGTTAAAAACCTAACTGCAAAAAGATGACTATAAACAACCCCTTGAATTAACTCTAAAATTACAGTTCCATAACCCATCCGAGCAAATTTTTTGTCCACCGCTAGTTTGGTGATTTTAACTGCTGGAAAATAAGTAATCGGAAATTCGCCATTTAACGCTAAGTCTGCTTTTTCACTATTGGTGAGTACAATTTTATCAGCTGATAGACTAAAGTAACCTATCAGTTCACTGTTATGTACAACTAAAGTTGTCTTAGTTAAACCATAACTATGATACTCAAAAGCATCTTCTATCAAAAACCTGTTAAGCTCTTCTCGCTCACATTCAAATTCTTGATAAAGATGCTTTTGATCTGATTCTAGGTGTATTAACTCGACCTCAGAAATTTCTATCTCTGTGGACAAATTACTACCTCTTAGTTTCTGTATGCGCTTTTAGCAATTTGAGCTAATTTCTCTAAACGTGTTTTACGAGCTGGAGTGATTTGTTTTTGCGCTTCGTCAATAATTTTTTGAGTTGAAGTTACACCAAAAGTTGGTGTAACCAACATTGCTGGAGCTTTCATAGTGATTCCCAAATACAGGCTGCGATAATAAGTTTGAAGTTAAACTTCATTAATAAAAATGAACGACCATTAAGGTTCGTTATGTTGGCATATTATTTACTATAGTAAATTTTGTCAATACAGAATCGTCGCGTCAATGTCAACCACATGACCATATTATGTAACATTAGGTGGACGATAATGTGTCGTGCGTTCACTATCCATGCTCATTTATCAGCACCTAAGTCTTCGTCGCTCGTTGCGTCGCCTTCTTATGCGCCTCATCCAAGAACATATCGTCGAGTGTAAATATACAGTCATTAAAGATGTAGCGTTCAACGGGTAAGTCATATTGCTCAACATAAGCATTAATTGCTGAGATATCTAACGCCAGAGGAACACCTTGTTCATAGCGTCTAGATCGTGCAATCGTGTTATATGCAGACAGAATTGCATTAGCTACATAAGAATAGTCAGGTGCATCAGGAAGCTTTACGCCGAGTGCTTCTCTTTGCTTTTTTTCGTGGTCCGTGAGCCCCGCGTACTTGTTCGCATAGTTGTAGAGGGTTGTGACTTTCCCAGTAACGCATTAGCAGCCTTTAATGATTCGGTTTGAATGCGTGTAGCTTCTTGAATCACAAAGTCAATCAATTGCGTCTTTTGAGCAGACGTGCAGAAGATCTTTTCTACATTATCACGGGTGTACTCTAGTACAGAGCCATCACTTAACTCTATACCCTTCCAATCATTCACCAGAAAGACACCAACTGCATATGCAAATTTGTCATTGCGGTTTTGGATTCGGTCATTCGAGATTAAATTAAGATCAGCAGCTTCTTCTGCCGTCTCCTGGTTAAAGATTTCTAAAGCTCTTTGAAACTCCGGCTGCATAATCCCATTCACTTTAAATTTTCCACCACTAGGAAAATCAACCCATTCGAAAGGGAAAGTGATGTCTTTGTTCTTTTCAACAATATCAAAAGCCATTTATTTTCTCTCTATTAAGGCGTTACAGGTGCAATCACACGGGTAATGATTGGTGAAACACGGATATGGTTGTAATTGATGTCGATTGTGATTGTGTCTTCACCACCACCATCTGGATGATTAGCTTCGGCTACTTCTAACTGCGGGAACTCAAAGGCATAACCATTACCGTCTTCATCTTCAATTGAGAAGTTAATTGGCATCGTGTCACGTGTTTTGATGAAGTCGATATACCCTGCTGATTGCGCTGAGAACATGTATTGAGTGTTGACGGTGATATCAACAATCTTCTCGAGATAAGTCGTTGCAGTGAGCTTTTTAGAGCCAATACAACGGATTGCTTCCATATTGTTGTTAATGGTCAATTCAAGAGACTGCATACAAGCAGTGCCAACCACAGTTTCTCCATTAACTTTAAGGTCGCCAACGTTAAGAGCAGAAACAAGGACAACTTCTGGAACTGGAAGTGGTGAAGTTACAGGGCTTGTTGTAGTGCGCTCAAATAGAGTGCCCATCAAGCCAAAGGTAGCTGTAATTTTACCTGTAGTGGCAATTGTCATTTTCGCTTCATTTACTCGCACACCACGATAAATAAAGACTTGGTTTACATCTTCATAAACTTTAACGAAAGTGAAAGTTTTGCGAACATTTCCACCAAAATTTAGAACATCACTGGCCCAATTGTTCATTGCTACTGCTGACCAGAAGTCATCAAATAAGCCAATTGATAGCTCAACTTCCAATGATCCCGTGATTTCGGCTTCAGTAGCAAAACCACCTTGACGGAAACGTGTATCTGCTACACTGCTTGATGCTTCAGTAGTGACGTTTTCAGTTAAGCCATCAGTCACACGACGAGCGGTTTTCCATACGGGTGTAGTTGGTAATACTTCGGGGGTTTGCTCTTCAGCATAATATAATTTAATACGTGCACCAGAACTCATCTAAGTTCTCCTTAATTTTCGGGCATTAAAAAGCCCTCGAATTGAGGGCGTTGTTTGGTTAGATTTAAAATCTGATCAAGATATAAAGATTTTCAATTTACTCGATAACCAATTTTTACGTTGTACTGAATGAAGTCCCCATTACTCCCGAGGTTCTGCGCTTGACCTTGCAGGACTTCTAACTGACCGCTCTTAAAGTATTCAAAATGAGCTAACCAAGCATCTGCAAGTTTTGTTATTGCGACTTCATGTGTGTTCAGACGGGCCATGCAGTTGATTGAGATAATCCCTGTTCTTCTTGTGCATGGGGTATCACCAATTCCTGCAATGATTGAACCGCCCCATAACACATTAATTTCACACCAAAGCCCATCAGTCGGAACTGTAAAGTCTTTATTAGGATATTTAATTCGGGTCTGCTCAATTCCAGTAAAGGCCATTGCTCTAGTGATAATGGCTTGTCGTGCTTGATCTAAAGTCATTGCCATTTTAACCACCGTATTTCTGAGCAATATAGTTAAAGGTTAAACCGTAAACACCTTGTGGCGCTTGTCTTGAATAGCCACCTGTAGTTTTTGGTGTCTCTGGTTTGTCAGTGAAGTCGCCATATTCGATTTTGGTTGCATAAGGCGCATTCGTTTGGATGTATACAGTAGAGTAAGGAACAAGACGAGATAAAGCACTTGTTCCTTTGCTAATGGTTGAGCCACCGCCTTTATCTTTCTCTGCTTCATTAAATGATTGGTCAGTCTGGTTTATGCTGACTCTGTGTGATGCCCTAAATGCCCCTGTATCAACTGGACTTTGGAGAACAACACCTTGTAATGCATCAATCACAATATCTTTTTGCTTTTTGGTTAGATCGGCTTCAATTGTTTTAGTGAAGGCACTCGGTTTGCTTGTCCAACCCATAATTGATCATCCAATATTGTATAGGTAAACACCTTTCCGTATGTTAAAATAACTTATTGTTCAATTAGGTATTTTTTTATGGAAATATGGAAGCCTATAGTAGGTTATGAAGGTATTTATGAAGTCTCTAATTTAGGATGCATTAAATCGCTAAGTAGAGCGACAACAAATAAATTACAACCGTTTGTTCCAGAAAGAATCCTTAAAACACGTATTGGTAAAACTGGTTATGAAATAGTTGGGCTTAGCAAAGATGGAGGTCAAAAAACATGTAAAGTTCATCGATTAGTTGCCTCTGCATTTTGCGACAACCCCCTTAATAAGCCCCACATTAATCATAAGAATGGCCTCAAAACAGATAACAATTCTTCTAATCTTGAATGGGTTACAGCTAGCGAAAATGCCCTACACGCATTATCACTAGGACTTTTTCAACCAAGCGCAGGTGAAAATAGTAAAGCTGCAAAAATAACAGCAAAGCAGGCCAATTATGTTCGGGAACAAATACTAAATGACATTCCTTTAAATGAGATTTCCGCCTCTACCAATATCCCTTTGAATATTGTAAGCAGCATACGCTTAGGAAAAACTTGGGTGACTGCATCCACCCCTGAACTTGTCCAGAAGTGCCGTGAATACAAGAAACCAAGAAATCTCTACCACAGCATTAAACATTCTGAGGATTTTGTGCTTTCCATTATCAATAGACTATTAGCTAATGAGTCCGTTTCTTCAATCGCTAGAGATTTAAAGCTTCAACGTGGATATGTGAGTATGATTAATAATGGCAAAACACGCGCAGAGGTTATCCCTGCTTGTGGATCCAAGCCACCTTATCTTAAGAACAACTTTGTCATGTCAGCAAAAAAAAGACCAAAGGAAAGCTCTTAAACTTTCCTTATCTGGCAGAACCAACACGAATTAGCCGCATCTTTTCCATAGCTCACAACACGATAATTCCCGCCTTCAATCACCCAAATGTCGTTAACATCTGGCTCAACTAAAGTACCCGCTGCATCTTTTACTTCATTTTGCAGTAGCACGGCCTTAGAGTCTGTGGCGCGGTAATCTATAGGCTTCACCAAATCTTTTAAATAAGAGCCAAATAGGACGCCTCTGCCGCCATATACATATTCAGTGTAAGTATCTTCACCAGCGGCGGGATTAGAACCAGTTAGCTTCTTTCGAGTACAAGTGAATGTATCTACAGCGTCTGCAAGCTCATCCTCTGCATCAAATGCGGCTGCCAGTTCTTGCTGAATTTCATCACGCATTCCCATGGCCTACTCCGTAATAACAAAGGTGTTGATGTGATACTTCTCGCTAAAGAATGGCTCAAGCAGATCAAGGATAAATTGCATATCGCCACTTACTGACTCTTCTTTGCCTGCAACATACGTCTTGCTTACAGACGTGCCAGACTGTGCAGCGACTGTTTTGGATGCTACTACACCTTCTTTAGTTGTGTAGAGTTGCCCTGCTGCTGCCAGTTTTGCTAAGTAAGCGCCAGCCGTAAGAATCGCATCTGGCACTTCACCTTCTGGATAGTCTGGTAAATTTCTAGCATTAAGCCACGCATTAGCCTGCATCACAGCAATAACCGGATCACCAGTTCCCCACCAGTCAGGCCCTAGCTTTTGAGTCACACTTTCGACTGTTACATAGTTCATAGCTTAATCCTAAAAATCTAATTAAGAAGGACGGCCCGAAAGCCGCCCTGCTTTAGTTATGCACCACCATTCAGCGGTGCTTCTGGCACAGGAACTGCTACTTCTGGGTCCTTAATGCCATAGTCACCCGCTGTTTTGGCAGGGTCAAACATAGTGCCTGCTGCTAATGTGTCAGTCGCATCATCAGCATATCGGCGGTCAGTTGGGTATTGGTATTTGTAGTCTGGTTGCTTCTCAGCCATGACTGCTCTCCTTAAAGGTTAGTAATTAGGAAGCGGATTGAGGTGTCTTCTGGTTTGGTTACAAGTTCCCAGTTAGCTGCCTTCTGCAAATCAGCCCAAGAAGCGCTTAAAGACTCACGCTCTGTACCACCAGTTAAAGTGTCCTTAGGTGCAATGAAGCTAAAACCTTGCGGATGGATCAACATGTTGCGACGCGTCCAAAGGATTTCATGACCAGCACCATTACCAGTTGATTGTGTTTCTTCAACCTTCAAATCTTTTGGACCGGGAACAGAGTCATATGCAAATGCGCGTGGACCTGCAAGAATCGTGATGAACTTAGCGTTTGCGCCTGTGCCAATTTGCGTATTGGTATCTGTTTCAATGACTGCGCGCCCGTTGTAAACGGTGATTGGTGGCAAGTTATCACTTGTGGTCACTTGTTCAAGTAATTGCTGTTTACGCATCTTCGCAGCAATACGTGAATGCACGAACATCACACCACGTCCACGTAATGAAGCATTCATTGTGCTTTCCGCATCAATGTAGGCATCTACTGACCAACGTGAAGCATCTGTTGCTGTTGAAGCAGAGATGTCAGTAGTGAATCGCTTGCCGTTCGCCTGGTCATAGTTACGCAAGCCAATTACTGTTGCTAGAGCACGGTTTTCGGCAGCTTGTTGCCAATACTTATTCAGCATTCCACCAATAAGCTCAAGTGAATTGACCTTCGATAAATACTGCCCAAGAACAGACTCAAGAAAGCCTTCGTTCATATAAGCAACGCGGCCTTGCATTTCACCTGCATCAATCGTGCGAGGCATTGCGATATCAGTCAAAATGGTGTTGCCATAGTTCTGTTCAACATTGCCGTCTACACCGTTGATGTATGGAACGACGAATGTTGATGAACCACTTGTAAGCAAAGGACGTAAAGATTCATCAGATACGAATGCACCTGACTGCACGAGTGGCGAAACTGCCACAGGATTTGGACGTAGATAAGATAAAACTACGTCACGGTTAAATACTTCTACTAAAGAAGGCATGGAGTTACTCCCAATAATTAATTATTAAAGTCACCATTCGCTACTGCTGCTTGGAACCCTTGAGGGTCATTCTTTTGGAATTCCAAGCGCTCTTGCGTGGTCATTTCACTTGGTTTCTTGGTAGCTCCACCACCCGAACCACCGCCAGAAGCCCCACTTCCTGACGCATTTGATGCAACAATTAATGGCTTAAATGCCACGTTGCTGCGAAACTCTTTTTTGAGGTCATCAATACTTAAAGCACTAGGTTTGCCCTGCGAATCTAGTACACGTACTTTGACCTCACCGTTTTCATCAGTTTCAACCTGAAGACGGTTAGTAATATGTGGAAGCAAAACTGCCTCCGAGCCTTTGATTGAAAGCTCACTTGCTAATGCTTGTGCTGTTTGCCCGACAGTTAATTTGTAGACTTGGTCTTGCAATGCTTTGGTTGCTTCCGCATGTTTTGCTTCTGCTTGCTCAAGCTTGGCTTTCCAAGATGCTTCAATTGCAGCAACGTCACCTTTTTTACGGGCTGCTTCTTCAGCTTCGCGTTGAGCTTTCTCTTCGGCTTCGCGTTGTTTTTGTTGAGCAGATTTCTTTTCACCAAGAAGTTCTTCAACTTTCTTCTTCAGCCCATCCAGTTCTGAATTATCTTGCTGCGGCAGACCTTCAACTTTTAAATAAAATGCGCCATCTTTTTCTTCGTAAAGCGCTTTCATTTCATCAGATAAGCCCTCTAGGCTATCGAGTTTGTATTTCATGTTTTGCTCCCTGAGCGGTTTTGCAGTCACAAACTGCGGGCAATAAAAAAGCACCCGAAGGTGCTAAGGTTTGAATTAGGTTTAATACTGGGTACATGCTTTAGGCTGTTTAAAGCTATAGCCAGAAATCGCCATATATCTTGGAACTATCTTCCGAACAAAAGGCAATAAAATAAGGTTTGTACTAAGTATGTACTGTGCCTCAGTCATAGTTATCTGTTTCATAACCCCAACCTCTTAAACATTTCTTCATCAAGCTTTTTTAGTTCTGCAAGCGTGAATGGTTGACCTGTTAGCGGATCCACAAACTTATCCAATGAGTACTTACCCTCTTTGAATAGCTTGTATCTAGCAGGCCCAAGCCAAGACTTTTGAAAAGCTGCATCTTGTTTATCAAACCAACCTTTGAAAGTTGTATTTGAATCAACCACGCCTATCTCACCTTCACCATTCACTTTATTGTTAAATGGACGCATCCCAATTGTTTTTCCTGAGTCATCAGATACAGGAATTAGGATCGATCTACAGTTGGGGTGAAGTGGTGGCACAGGATGAGGTTCATCTTTCTTATAAACCTTGTCAGAGTAACCCATACAGATTTTAGAAGTACGGCTATCTAGTGTTGCGATGAACTTTACATATTCAACACCAATGATCTGATATGTTTCATTCAAGGCCACATTTGACACATGACTTCTAGCAGTACGAACCATAGTTGAAATCTGGTTTCTACTTTGATCAAGCAAGCCATCTTGGTAATTAAGTGCTTTCTTACCCTTAATCCGCTGAACAATCTGCTGGTTTGTCTGACCCCGAGATAGACCATCTCGAATTGTTTGCTCTACTCTCACTCGTGTATCATCGGCAATCCTCGCAAAAATAGAATCAAGTAGCACACCACCACTTAAAGGCGTTTTCTTTGCCTTGTTTAATAGCGTCTTGCCATTTGGCTCTATTTTGCGATTAGTGAGAGTTTTAGCCTGATATGTAGCTTCATACACCGCTAATGCAGTAGCGCTTACAGTGAAGCTCTCAAGCAATCCTGACGCTACACTTGCCTGCCAAGTCTGAACCAATGTTCTAACTTCTTTCAAAGCAGGTGTTGTGTATTGCGCTGCCATCAATGCAGTCTTTTCAGCGTCACTCAAGTCATCTAACAAATCTCTTAACTTTGAAAGCATCTCACTAGAGAGCGAATCAAATTGTGTTAGGAGATTATTGATTTCAGTTGAAGAGAGCCGATAAAGATAGGCCTGATGTGATACCAGGGCATCAAGTAGAGCTTGTTGTGACAACTGGACGTTCATTTGTCACTCCTGCGATTTAAACCACCATAGGTCTATTAACTGACTCGCTTTCGATACGTATTTGCTCATCTTCATAGCTAATTTCTGGAACTTTCCCAGTAGTTAGCAACTCATGGAAGGTTTCCATACTCATGCGATTGGCAAGCACCATTTCCCAATAGAACTTAAGGGTATCAAGGTCAATCTTACCTTTTGCAAAATCTTGCTTAATTGTGAGTTTCGCTTTAGATCCGCTTCCGTAATATGCAGCACACCATTTAAGCGCATATTCCATCGCCTCATTGGTATTTGCTACACACAAAGATAGAACACTGTACTGGGCAAGCTTTTCATTATTTGACTGGGTAGCAGTCTTGTTGACTTGTTCAGTCTCAAGAATCTTAGCCCCCATCGCCTGCATGTACTTTTCTTTAGCATCCATAGCCTGTTTTGCTAAGGTGCTTTCAGTGACTTGCTTGTAGTCAAATGATGAGCCTTTTGGAAGCATTAGAGGGTTTTTAGAACCTAAGCGAACTCCATTTTTCTGTAACCAGTCGCGCCAACCTTCATCAAGTTCATTAATGACCGGTTGAGCTTGACCACAAATGAAAACCATCTCTTCATAGCTTGCGCTGTTCTGATAGTGGGCCAAGTTCATCGTGACAATCGGTTCTAATGGGATAGGATCAATATTCCAATCATTAGCCAAAGACCCCAAAGGAATAAAAGGAATTTCATTCCATCTTTGACCTAATGAATTCGTTGGGTAGAAGATCTCTTCACCCTGTAACTCGCCTGATTTGTCAGTGTAAATCTGTACATAGTACTCATTGTTTTCATCAAGTCGAAGAACACGATAAATATTGATTTCTTTCTTAGAGAATTCGTCTTCTGGATCTTTTACCGTGGACTTCTCATGCAAGACAATAAGTTCAGGCTTATAGACTGATCCAACTCGCTTTAGGCTCCAGTTGATAATACTAAGCGATTCATAAAATACGATTGTTGGTCGAATACCTAAGCTTTCTGCCTGTTGCACAGATACATTGCCATTAGTAGTTGGATAATCTACGAATAAACCACCACGTGCATGCTTAAGCTGACCTTGCAAGGCAGATTGTGCAACTTGGTAAATTGACTTACCTGTACCATCTGCATCGTATTTAAGAAAATCCATTCCATCCGGTTCGAATGTTGGATCCTCAGCAAATACAACGCCGACCATCTTGTTTAATGTGTCTTTAGCAATCTCGTAGAACACAGCACGGGTTAAGTACGCCAAATAATATTGATCATTCTGCGTTAAATCAGACGATACATTGGGTTTTGGTAAATAAAGTTCGCCACGTTTTTTTACTTTGGCAGAACCATCACAGACATCGTCGATAGTTTCCCAACGCTTTTTCATGTCTGCATAAGCTTGATGTTCAGTATTAACTGGCATTAGTAAACCATTCCTATATCTAGTTTCTTCGCAACCACAGTGATTGGGAACATATATGCAACTGGATAAGTACCAGCATCATTAAGGTGGTCAAAGCCTGCTTTCTTATCTGGCTGACCATGCTCATCGTAAATTTGTCGTTCAAGACTTCTTGCGAACTCTGGGCACTGTTTAAGATTTACATACAGACGTCTCTCGCCCATTGTGTTGCATAAGCGGCTATTCATTGAATTAATACGGTCTTTCACAGCAGGGTTTTTAGAGTTCACATGAACTTTAAACCCAGCCTTCTTAAGCAGAGCTATATCCGTTTCACTAGCATTACTTGATTTGCGGTTATCACCAGAAGCATCGGGATAAACATTCACTTCGTAGTCTGGATATTTCGCTTTTATTGCTTCAATCATTGCTGGAGTATCAAACAGGTTTTTAAATTCACCTACTGCATATAAGTATTCGCCATCCCGCACATAAACAACCGCTGCCATTTTCTGAACGTTAAAGTCCATCCCCACATGAAGAACATCACCTTCCTGAACTACTCGCTCAGTTGGGTTTAGAGTTCTTTCAAAGCAGTAATAGATAACACCCTGATAGGTTTCAAAGCTTGCTTCATACTCTTGACGGAATGTCTTAGGGTCCATCTTTCGACGAGCTACATCAATCTCGCTCTCAGGAATATTCCCGCCTTGCAATGAGGTATAGATCCAACTCTTGTGATCAGGCTCTCTACCATCTTGACCATCCATCCACGTGTCATAGCAATGGTTATAACCTTTGGGTGTTCCAATCCTAAGGACATTTCCTCCAACACGCTGCACACCATTAACGATGTATTTGCACGTTGAAAGCATTGGACGAAGTACTTCTTCCCACGCTGCCCACTTACAATCGGCCCATTCATCAATGATTAAGAAAAATAAGCCAGAACCACGAAGATCGTCATAGTTATCAAGACCTACAACTCGAATCACATGACCGCTTTTTAAAGTGATAGTACATTCAGTTTCGTTCGGCTTTCCAAACCTCCAAGAAGGCGGAATGGCTTGTTTTAATCGTTTCCAGAAAACACGCTTAGCCTGCTTAAATGTTGGTGCTGCATACCAGATTTCATCTTCTACTGACACATTCCACTTTTGAGCCAATCTTGCTGCTCGACGCATCTCTGCTTTAGCTAAGAATGTTTTTCCAAAGCGTCGGCCACACACCGCATCTCTAAAACGTGCTTCTGGTTGCCATCCCCACACATAGATATTGGCCTGCTTTGCTGTAAGCTCTACAGCGCCTTCAGGACTAAAGGATAGGTTCATGTGGCAATTCCTCGTCTGGCTTTAGATCAAGGCGATAGTCTTCTTCTGGTGGTTTTTCCTTCGGTGGATTAACTCGTCGCTTAATTTCTTCTAATTCTAATTTTTTGATTTCAAGTTCAATTTGCGCTTTTTCTGACATTGAATCTTTTTGGTCAGACTTGCTCTCTTCCCTAGCTAGTTTAATTAGACTCTGTCTGAGTTGAACATTCTTTCCCGCCTTCTCATACATTTTTTGAATTTCACGAAGACGATAAAACTTATTCACGATTGGGATATCAAAAGCCCCCTTATCAAACTCATCCCTTGTCGCATTAAATAAATCAACAAACTTTTGGCTTAAATCCTTCCCCCGAACCTTTGTAGGATCATATGCAGCTACTTGTTGTCGTCCAATTTCAATGCCGAATTCTTGTTTTACAGCATCTGCTACTTCTTGAGGAGTGTCACGACAAGCAAGAGACTGGACTATAAAGATTTTTACAGGCTCTTTTAGTGTTGCCATAACCACCTCTTTGTATCATTACGTATCGGAAGTGGTTGATTAATTAAGCCAACTTCAAAAGACACGTTCCACATGCATGAGCAATACTAGCCCTAGATATAATCGGACCATCATTTGCAAGCTCCACCATAGTTTGTACATCTCTAGACATTCCGTAGCGCTTAACCACACCATGGAATTCTTCTACATCATGTCCACGCATTTGCAGTACTGCATTATTGTCTGCGTCATAACATGGCCCCATAGAACTATGCTTGTGCGCCAAGTGATATAGCTCATGTTCAACCAACGCCATGAAGTCTTCATCTTCACATTCAGAACAATATCGAGCATCCAGAGTAATTAATGCTTTGGGTAGTTCGCCAAACCATTTGATCATTTGAGCCTCTTGGCGGTCTTTCTGCCACCCACTCGCTCTAAATGCCACTATCTCTGCTTGTCCGTGAATATCTCGACCTTGTTTTGCAAATCCACATTCAGCCCAAAGAAATTTAACTCTTGAGTGCTCAATTAGATGCTCATGCTCTTCATTGAATAGTTTGCTTTCTGGATTGAGGATTGTTTGATGAAGCCAATCTGTTATTTCAGGTGCTGGTAAGAAATTCATAGACATATCTTCACTGAGTTCAAGCACCGATTCAGGCGGATAAGGTCTTTTCATGATTTCCACCATTTAATTGTTTAATGCATACATCAAATCATCAGGCGTCTCTAAGTAACAACCTTGCTTAAGACAAAATGCATGTATGTCGTTTAAGTATTCAGTGAATTGAGCAATCGATGCATCTGTTGTGCTAATCAGTTCATTCAATCCATCTGCGACTTGCTGATACATTGAGTGCTGCTCTTCTTTGAGTTTTCTAACTGCTGCAAACGTCTTTCTGTATTGACCTACATCATCACGATCATATATTCGCGCAAGAAACTTCTTCTTAAAGAATAAATGTTCCGAGTCTTTATCTGTGCCTTGGTGTTTCGACCACTGAGATAAGAACTTCCAATACAACCTATTTTGCGCCTTTGATCTATCACCATCAAATGGCTTAATCTCAACAACAAGTGGCTTATTCTCAAAATTAGCTTGAGTGTAATTGTTATGCAGATAGTTGATTGTTTTACCAATATCAGAATGGTCTTTGATTGTGAACACTGCTGTTTTCATGCTCACCTCATAATAAAAAAGACGCTGTTAAGCGCCTTTTTGAATTCTATATATGACCAGCAAGTCTTAATTAAAATTTAGCTAGAGTTTTCATGGCCGTATCCTCAAGGTTTATTGATAGTTTATTAAAGTAACTAGATATACATCAGAAACTTTAATTTACCTGAGAATTGACTATTGTTCAAGCAATAAAAAACCACCCGAGGGTGGCTTAAGAATCGTATTCTTGTTGCTCTTTAATCTTCTGCTCAAAATCGACTTTAGTTACTGCTTTTGGAATAACTCTAATTCTAGAGATATCCTCATTATTAGCCCGATTCTGCTCTATAGCTTTAACTATTCGGCTAATTAGACCGTCATAATCTCTAGGAGCTACATGGACTTGTTCAAAGTCAATTTCACAATCTAATATTTGAACACTTTCCTGTTTTTCTAGTGCTTCAATCTTATCAATTAGGCGACCTTTTAGAGCATAAGCATCTCTAAGAGTCATTTTAGAAATGTCTAAATCATAGGGATCTTCAACTGTAAAACCACTCATAATTCAACCCTCTTTTATAGAGTTAAATTATACCATAACCATATGATTTAATTAGAAAACATCGTCTGATTTTGTATCTATTTTTAACATTAACTCGGTCTTTTCTAACCACCGCTCAAACATGGTTTCCGACTCTTGTCTCGTGCCTAATTGGTATGTGTCGAATAGGAAATGACACTTATGACAGAGAGGCACTGTAAACGCATCTGAGGCTTTTATTCCTTTTCCCTTGCCATGCTTACCAGAATTAGAATGAGCCGCTTGTGAGTGAGGATAGCCGCATCTAACGCATGGCAACTTCCTTATTGCAGCAAGTCGCTTTGCATCACGCATGAAGGTTACTTCTAATATTCTTCACTTGGTCTTTGTGTCTTTTAATCTTCGCGTCAATATCAAGCATCTCTTTCGCAGTCATCAAACTACGTGAAAGGTTTTGAAGCTTTTCTATTTCATTGCACAAAGCATTTAAATTCTTCTTCGCTTCGATTGTGTCCATAGTCAACCAATCCCGAAACCATCACTGATTCCATATCCGTCCATTTTGATTCTCCAATAAAAAAGCCCCACCAAAGCAGGCGTAAAGGTTTCGAATTCGATAGGTTTAATTACGGCAGATTCGCCATAATTAGAACTCGAAAGGGATTCGTTCAAAACGGAACCCTTAAATCTGGCACGCCATGCAGGACTCGAACCCGCATCAATCACACTAGAATTATGATGTCTTATCCAATTAGACGAATGGCGTAAAAAAGCCCCACCAGTGGCAGGGTAAATGTATGCCTATAGCGCTCCATTTGCATTTCTATAAGCAACAAAAAAGCCCACAAAAAGTGAGCTAATTTTTTAAACGCTGATTGAAACCAGTGGGAACATTACACGTACAAGTTACTTGTTTAGAGCTCTTGTCAAAATGGGCCTCAGGATTATTAATCCCTAGCTACATGTTTTACTCAATCACACCCAATAATAATCTAAAATTAAAATAATTATTGTGATGTAACTAAAAAGCCCATCGAATGATGAGCTTTTAAATAATGCTAGTGAACCTGACTACTCAAGCGCACTATAACAGAAATATAGCATTATGCGGTATACCAGTCAATAGTCTTAAATCTTCAGGCGATTGTCGCGCGAATGAATAAAAAACCGACCACAATTAATCATCATATGTGCAATTGGTTTACTTTGATTTGTTAGTGCTGCAACAGCACTTAAACTACGATTCTCTACCTTGTGCTTTACTAGACACATGACTGCGTACTTAGCTTGATAATCAACCGAATTGGACTTAAAGATACTTCGCAACAAGCTTTGAACCTGATCCGCTTCGTAATCCGTAATTTCACATCGGATGTATGATTTGCCTTTTGGCATTTCTTTTCCTGCTTCACGCATCAGCCAATAGATTTGATTGATATGCAGTCCGTCTGGCAACTCACCTCCTCTCATCCGCGCAGTTTCACACCATGCGCCGAATTGCTCCAACCATCCGTCTATTGTGTATTTTGTCCAATTCATTGTTGGTGTTACTACCGCATTCATGCCTTTCCCCTTATTTCATCCCATAGACCAACATAGCCGCATCCCGAACCTCTTGATTCGTCCGACCTTGCCAACCCGTGATCTTGTTAAATTCTTTCGCATCAAGTTTTGATTTGGTTGGTTTGACTAATAGAACTGCAATACCCATTGCTTGTGCTATTTCAGCTAATAAGATCCCTGCTGCATGATTCATCCCAACTCGTCTTGAAATCTGCTCATTGACCTGTCTTGAATGATTGCCACCTACTCTAAAATTGGCTTTCTTATTCTCCCAACCCGCTTCAATCACAACCTTCTTAATGCTGTCTTGTTCATTTCTGAATAGCTCCACAGTTTCATGAAATGTCAGATTCTTGAGTTGTAGATCACTTCCAAGTATTGCAACTCCCGACTTTTCCAAGTCAGGATCGATGCCAATGATGATTTGAGCCTCTTTGAATGTGGTCATTGGTCACCCCATCGCTTTCTTGATTTCGTGAATACAGAACTTCAAAGCAAAAACTCGCTGATCATTGCCACTTTTAAGATTCTGTTCTTTAGCTAATTCAAGTTGGGTTACAAGCTGATTAGCTGCATTTCTTAGCTTGTCGTTATCTATCTTTGCGTTATGTAGCTCTTGAGCTAAACGATCTACTTCTAAAATCGCCTGTTCTCGTGTCAATTTTTGATCTACAAAACAAGCACCATCTGCATGACAGTAACCATCGCTACCACAGTGACCAAAGCCATGCTTGCAACGCATCACAGCGTTAGCCCATGTGTCATGATCTTTGCTCAACAAATCGTGCTCACAGGGAATTTTGATTGCTTTCAATCTTCACCCCCTTTGAGTGCTTGTTCTAACTCCTCGTACACACGCGGCATTGCTTTATCAAGATCATTCATTTCAAAATGCTCTTTGATAAACTTAAGCAACATTACCAATCCATGTTTTTTGTGGCCTTCTTGATCCACGGTAGTCCAAGCCTTTTTGAGTTCCGCTTCTAATCCTTTGATATGGTCTCGCTGCAAACCACAACCAACTGTTAGTTCATCAATCCGCTTTTGCTGTTCTTGCCATGCATCACTCGCAATACGCACCTCTAAAACCCGATACACATCACCATCTTTGAGAAAAAGTGCATCACCGTGAATGAAACGCAAATTTGTGTAAAAATCTTGGGATTGAAACCACTCTTCAAACTTTTCCATTGCGCACCTCACAACTCCCACTCACATCCGCCATATCTAAGACTTCGCAATCGATGCGATGTCCTGCTGCGATTTCTCTTAGCTCGTTGATTGAAACTGGCTTGCATGATGGATCTACATAATCATCAAGGTTTCTATGCCCCCATTTGATGTGCTTACTATCACTTTCCAGAAATAAGCATTTGGCTTGAGGGATGTGCTTAAATTCCAATGCTTTGTAGTAACCCATAGATTCAGCAATAGACATAACATCATTGAACTCAGACTCGTTTTTAATCGCTATCTTAAACATGCTGATTCTCCTCGTATGACTCAACCAGTTCGTAGTCTGCGATGGCTTCCTCTAAAGCAGCGATATACACAAAATCATTGTGGGACGGTGCGCTACGAACTATTTCTTTTTTTCTTAAATCGGCGCATGCGAAACACCAACTATTGGGCGCTGCTTCTAAAATTTGATTAGCACATTCAATTCCACCGATATGCTTAATCAATTCGACCGACTCAACCACCTGTTTGAGTTTTTCAACATCAACACAACAGTCATGGTTATTTTTGATGCACCCACACCAAAACCTTGTGCAAAAAGACTTTTCCAACCAGCAGCAAAGACTTAGGGCTTCTTTAGCCTTCTCAATCCCAAACTCTGCTACAAATTTATGTGCTTTCATGCTTAACCCCCTCAATCGCCCGCATTCCCTTTTTCATCATTTCAAATTGGGTTTTAGAGCATGGTGATTTCCGGCTTTTGATTAACCCTATCTTTGTGCTTGAGCAGTTCATGTAATTCGCCAACGCCAAAGTTCGACCTAATTTTGCATCTAGCCAATCACTTAATTCTTTCACCTGTTCTTCATTAAGTCTCGGCATCTGAGTTTGAGTTTTTGCCCTGCCACGTAATTTGACTTCACGATTATTAAATTTTTGCTTTGGCGCAATGCCTGTGAAACCTTGAATTACGGTGACCTGATTACCCTGTGCCAACCATTCTTCTACTGTTGTTGCTGTCATACCACCACCCAAAACATTTGTTTAGCTTTATCCGAAGGTAGGTAGCCCTTCGGTACCGCGTCATCACTAACTAGATACCCGTATTGCTCCAATTTCTTTAAATAACGCTGAGCTGCACGTTTGCTTATTCCGAGTTTTTCTGTGAGCGTTTCAGAACCAATTCGCGCCTTGGTTTTTAAACTCAAGTGAATGATCTGAGTTGCTTGATCAAAGACATGCACTAGATCAGGCTTGTTGTTTTTCATGCCGCACCTCCTTGCTCATTTAAGCCAGAAGGTCGCTTAATAAGAGCCTTTAACTTATCGAGATATTCCTTAGCTCTTTGTTTTTCTTCTTCCGTTTGAACTACTGGCTTGTCTTCGCCAAAATTAGCCCAATCAGACTTAACAGGTATCGCTGCTGGCTTTACCCATATTTCTTGACATATGCCCTTTGCTACAAACTCATTAACAACTTCAACGTAATTCTCTTTAAATGCTTCATAAACATTGTGAGATGCACGCTCAAAGTTTGTTGCGTAATCAAGATTTAAAAATCCCTGATAGCAACGATCAAAGGCCTCTTTTTCAGCGTTGGTGATAGGTGAATCATTGTGTACACGCCACTTGATGATATCTGCCAAAGCAGCATGTTTTTTCTTGAATGAATCAACTGCCCGCTGCTGCTCAGTGCCAAAGCCTGTAATCCCTAAGCACCACTTACGGAACATTGCTGGATCAGGGCAAAAACCGTTGTCACGCACCATTGATAAGCCAACATTGACTTGGTCATGAGTAAGTCCATCAAGGCAAATTTTCATAGCATGATTGATTTGTTCAGTAGGAATGCCCTCAAAGGTTTTCTCAAAAGAACGTGGTGCAATCGCTTTGAAGATACCAACCACTTTTGCAGAGTTGACTGGCTGAATTGCTTGTTGAGTGTTAGAAACCATACTGTTCATGACCAGACTCCTCTTTTGCAATTAAAGCTTGTATTTCAGACATGCGAGTTGATGCTTGGCTTTGCTGAGAATAGGTTTTTGTATAATTCTGAACAGCCTGCTTTGGCTCAAAGAGACCAACCCAGTTACTAGTGATTGAGTTTTTAAGAGATTGGTTAGCTTTTTCAGCCCCCCATTTTGATAAATCCTTGATTGCAAGCTCTATTGCTTTTGGGGTTGGTTTTTTATTCATGCTAAATCGCATTTCAATGTAACCAATCCATAGATCACGACTAACACCTTCTGGTAACTCAACTGAAGAAGCTTCCTCCAAACTGAATTTTGGTTTTGTTTTTTTATGTGTAATCTCTTGAGTATTCTCTTGGTATTCTCTTGTATACATTGGCTCATTTTGAGCTAATGGAGATTGGCTCATTTTGATACCATCCATTGGCTCATTTTGATCCTCTGCATTGGTGCAATTTGAGCTAATCGATTGGCTCATTTTGATACCATCAATAGAATCAATAGCTTGCTGTAAATTATCGCCAATAATCGCCAATGTTTCGTAGTCAATAGCGTAAAAATTAACCTGATTTGAGCGCAACTTTTCAAAGCGTTCAACGTGAACTAATTTTTGATCTTTGAGTGATTTTACTGTGCGCTTTAGCGTGGGCAGCGACATATATTTGAGCTGTAATAACCAGTCCGAATATGTGTTGTAAACCCACTTTTTCCCATTGCGAACAGTCCTAGATGTGCCCAACCAATAGTGCAACTGCTGAAGGAAAATTGCTTCATTAAGACCAATAGCCATAGCGAGTGATGGTTGTACTTGCAATGGCGACTCATTGATCAGGAGTTTAGACATGTCGCACTCCTGATTTTTCTGGACAGTTTTCGCCATGCTTCACCTGTCTAAATAGATGTGCTAATATTTGATAGTTCATTTGGTTCTCTCCGATTGAACATTGAGCCTGATGTAAGAGATCAGGCTTTTTCTTTGTCTGAATCCCCGTAAATCCCTTCCAATCCCTCTGAAATACAAACCTCAGTAGAGATATCCCGCACTAAAGCCTTTAATCCCAAGCGCTCAAAGGATTTTGCTTGTAAATTAAGTACATGCCACTCACCGACGATTTCTTTTTCAAGAAGAAATGCTAGGTACTGAGCAAGGTCTTTACCCTTAATTTCAGCAAGTGTTTTTGCTCGTTCGTGAATTTCTGGAGATAAACGAACATGCGTCGATTTTTTTTCGAGACTCATTTGAGTGTCCTTATGCAGCACTATTTCTTTGAATATTTGGGTTTAAAAAAAGGTGTGGATATTCAAGCTTTACCTTTGCTGGTATTCCTCTTTTCATCCAGTTTTGAACCCGTTGTTTGTCTTTGTAGCCAAGCAGCTCAGCCACTTTTGTTGAGCCACCAAGCTTTAAGAGAACCTCTTTATCAGCTTCGATAGACATGATTGCCTCAAATAAACATTTGTTTAATACATAGTAAACGGTGTGTTTACCAGTGTCAAATCATTTGTTTAACACAAAATGTTTACTTTTTTGGATAATAAGCAAAATGACTCAATTGGATTTTGAAATGACCACTGAAACCCAGCCGCATCCTTCTGTTGTGAGGCTTTTGGAGGCTAGCGGAAAAACACAAGAAGAAACCGCAAAGTTGATTGATGAATCACCGCAGACAATTACAAACTGGAAAAGACGTGGAGTGTCTAAAGCTGGAGCCTTAAAGGCTGCAAGCAAATTCAATGTTTCTGCGAATTGGATTCTGACGGGTAATGGAGAGAAAGATAGTGCAGATATAACCAAAGTCGTTGAATGGGATTCAAGCACACCTGTTGATGATGATGAGGTTGAAGTCCCATTTTATAAAGAAGTTCTAGTTTCCTGTGGTTCTGGCTCTTTGGCTGAAATCATTGGGAATGAGACGCGCAAGCTTAGACTTAGTAAAGCGACTTTACGTCAGTATGGTGTAGAAAGCTCAAATGCTTATGCCTTAACAGCTTTTGGAGACTCTATGACGCCTATAATTAATAATGGGGCGACAGTATATGTAGATGTGGGACGCACTAGCATTGTTGACGGAAAAATCTACGCTATTAATCACGGTGGATTGTTTAAATTTAAGTTTCTATACAGGATGCCAAAAGGTGGTGTGCGAATTGTTAGTGCAAACAAGGATGAATATCCAGAAGAAATACTGACAGCTGAAGATATTATGGATCAGGACTTCTGTGTTGTAGCATACGCTTTTAATGTACAGAACCCGCTACCTTGATTTAAACAGTTTGTTTTCTATAGACCGCCATATGCGGTCTTTTTTTATCTTTATGTTTATCAACAAGAAAACAAAATAATAAACATTTGTTTAAATAATTAGTTGACTAAAGTAAACGCTGTGTTTACTATGATCTCACAATATAAACAAAACCCCTGCGAACGGTCAAATTCAAACAGGGGTTTTAAGAAGTGAGGTCATTATGACACAGAATTACGAAATTAAAAATCGCTGGACTGGTGAGGTCCTTTTCTCTTGTGAAATCCCTGACGGTATGGAATCTGGAATGATTGCACGTCATGCGGTTGAGACTGCTATTGCTGAGGGCGCGAATCTTCGGGGCGCGGATCTTGGGGGTGCGGATCTTGGGGGTGCGGATCTTCGGGAAGCGAATCTTTGGGGCGCGAATCTTGGGGGCGCGGATCTTCGGGGCGCGAATCTTTGGGACGCGAATCTTGGGGGTGCGGATCTTCGGGGCGCGAATCTTTGGGACGCGAATCTTGGGGGTGCGGATCTTCGGGAAGCGAATCTTTGGGGCGCGAATCTTGGGGGCGCGAATCTTTGGGACGCGGATCTTTGGGGCGCGAAAAATGCTCCGCTTATTATCCCAACCTTACGATGGCTTGTTTGCATTAATGGATTTGGTTACATGCGAATCGGCTGTCAAAACCACAAAGTAGAGCAATGGAAAGCTTTTACAGATCAAGAAATTAGTCGCATGGATAGTGATGCTTTGAAATTTTGGAATCAATACAAGGTCATGCTTTTGGCTGCTTGTGAAGCGCATGTTCACTCTACAGATGGGGATGAGTAATGGATAACAAAGACTACCAAAGCTCAGGCATGGCATATGCATGTGTAGCGGCCATCTTTTTCTCACTAACAATCTTTGGAATGAAGGGTTGTGCCAAAGAAGCTGACTATCAAGAAGCTAAGGCAAAGGCTTATCAGGCTCAGTTTGCGGGAGATCAGAAATGAGTAATCGAATCTTTAGTTACAGCGGTGATGAGGATTGGTCTGGTTATGACAACCCGCACGAAGCAATTCAAGACATGAGAGAGAACGATGATCTTGAAGTTGGCAATGTGTTCTTAACAGGAATTCGTCGTGACTTAACTCCTTTATCTTATTTTCCTAATGCAGATGACTTACTTGAACAGTATGACAGCAATATTTATGACAACTGTGGTGAATATGCAAGTGAAAACACTGGGTCAGATCAGGTAAGCGATGAAGCAAAAAAAGAGCTGAGTGATTTTCTTAAAGAATGGGCGATTAAATATTTAACCCTTAATTGCTACGAGGTTGATCACGAAGAAGAAATTACTCTAACTCAAGAAATGATCGATGCATTTCTTAAGGATGAGCCAATTCCTTTACCTGAGTTTCAGTATAAGGAGCACTCAAAATGAACATGTTCCATAAACCTGAAGTTTTTGCAGCTTCATTTCCAGAACTAGCACTTGCTGATGAATTTGTCACTCAAGGAAACATGGTTTATTTCACGCTTGAAGTTAAGGGCGATGGCTACCCTGTTTATGTATCAGGAGTAATCGAAGCATCTGAAAAGCAAGATAGTTTTGAATATAACGCCACAATTGACCCGCAAAATGCAGTCGATATTAACTTCGATTATTTGCATGTTGATACGCAAACACTGGCTCTTGTTGAGGATTTCTCAGAATACGAAGTTAGTAACGGGATGAAATTCAAGCTTACAGAGGCCCAAGCGCAAAATCTGAATGAGTGGCTGAAAGAGCATGCAATTAACCAGAAGACAAATCTATTAAAAGGATGTACGGCATGAGCGAGCTACAAGTTATTGAACAAAATGCAATTGTCGTTGCATTTCAAAAAGAAAATGGCATTCAAGATTTGTTTGATCGTATGGCTGAACAGGCACGCTCAATCGTGCCGGATGTCACCACAAAAAAAGGCCGTGATGCTATCGCCTCACAAGCCTACAAAGTAAGTAAATCTAAAACCGCTGTAGATAATCACGGCAAGGATTTGGTTGCAGGTATTAAAGCTCAGGCTGCTGTAATTGATCGTGATCGTAAGGCATGGCGTGATCAGTGTGATGCACTGCGTGATGAGATTCGAAAGCCGCTAGATGACTGGGAGCAAGCTGAAAAGGCTCGTGTGGCGAAGCATGAGCAACTTATTGACGTGATTCGCATGTCAGCAGCTATTTGCCAAAATCCAGAAAACCCATGGGCATCGATCAATATTAAAGACTCAATCAGCGATCTTGAAAGCTTAGTGATTGACTCATCCCTTGAGGAATACGAAGAACAAGCAAAGCTTGCTAAGTTTGAATCGCTTGAATTGTTACGCAAAGCACTGGCACAGGCTGAACAGCGTGAAGCCGAACAAGTTGAATTAGAGCGTTTGCGCCAAGCTGAAATTGAGCGCCAGCAAAAAGAACGTGATGAAGCGATTGCTCGTCAGGCTGCTGAAAATGCGCGTATTGAAGCTGAAAACAAAGTTAAAGCCGAGCGTGAACAGGCTGAAAAATTGGCGCGTGAATCTGCTGAGCGTGAAGCACGTTTAAAAGCTGAAAAAGAAGCTGCTGAACTACGTGAAGCTCAATTAAAGCAGCAAGCTATTGAGCAGGCTAAACAAGCAGAAATTAAGCAGAAGCAGGCTATTGAAGCAGAGCGTAAACGCATTGAAGACGAGCAAGCTGCAAAGATTAAAGCTGATCAGGAAGCGGAAGCAGCGCGTTTAGCGAATAAAGAACACATGCGCTCAATCAATCGTGAAATTTTGAATAAGTTTTGTGAAATCGGACTAGATGAAGGTCAGGCAAAAGCGGTTATTACTGCGATTGCAAACAACCAAGTTCCGCATGTTTCAGTCAAATATTGAGGATTAGAAGATGAATGCACCTGCAAATAACAATATTGTTCTAGCTCAAATGCACAAAGTGGCTGTGGCGTTTGACATGGTTGATGTGGATCCAGAGCAGTTAAAAAAGACATTAATTGACACTGTGTTTAAAGGCGCGAATGACGTGCAGCTTGTCAGTCTTTTGATTGTTGCAAACCAGTACAAGCTCAACCCATTTACCAAAGAAATTTATGCTTTCCCTGCCAAAGGCGGTGGCATCACCCCTGTTGTTGGTATTGATGGTTGGGCGCGAATTATTAATGATAACCCTGTCTGTGATGGTATTCAGTTTGAGCAAGATGATGAGTCGTGCACTTGCAAAATCTACCGCAAAGATCGATCACACCCTACTGTTGTGACTGAGTATTTGAGCGAATGCCAAGGCACATCCGAACCATGGAAGAAATACCCAAAACGCATGCTGCGTCATAAAGCGCTAATTCAGTGTGCACGTGTGGCTTTTGGTTTTTCGGGTATTTATGACGAAGATGAAGCTCGTCGTATTGATGATTGCCAAACTTCACAGGTTAAGACGGTCACATCTGATATTCCAGATGGATATCAAGAGTTTGAGGATGAGCACTTGCCTACTCTGAATCGTGAATCGCAATACGGTTCAGAGCGCCTTAAGAGTGCGTATGAAGCATTGCCCCATGGTTCACATAAAAACCACTTGTGGGCAAAGCATTCTGTCAACTTAAAAGGAATAGCGCAGTTTGCTGATCAAGCCTTATCTAACCAAGGAGAAACATATGAACATTCTCCAGCGTAGTGAGGATTGGTTTGCAGATCGTGTAGGTAAAGTGACTGCAAGTCGCGTTAAAGATTTAAATGCGAAGCCTATGAAAGGCAAAGCTTTAAATGCATTGGGCTTAACTATTCTAGCTGAGCGCCTTACTGGCGTTCAAAAAGAAATTCCTACTAATTTTAATATGCAATGGGGAATCGATAATGAACCCCGTGCTATTGCAGCATATGAAAATGAAACAGGTAATTTTGTGATTGGGACTGGTCTTATTGATCACCCTTTCATTGAAATGTTTGGCGCGTCGCCTGATGGGCTTGTAGGTAAAGATGGGCAAATTGAAGTTAAGTGCCCTGACACAACAACGCACCTTAATACGCTTCTGACTAGAAAAGTGCCTGATGAATATATTCCACAGATCACCAGTCAATTGTCTTGCACTCGTCGTGAGTGGTGTGATTTTGTGAGCTATGACCCACGATTGAAAGCAGAACTTCAGATCATTGTTATTCGTGTATTTGCAAAGGATTTGGATATTTCTGGCATGGAATCTGATGTTCGAGCATTTAATAAAAGCATTGATGAAGCAATCAAAAGCTTAGGGGTGGCGTGATGAGACTTTACTTAATCCCTTACGCATTGCGAACCAAGCCTTATTTAATGATCGAGTTTAAAGAATGGTGCTTAAAAAAGAACTACGACATATCCAATGATTCTAATTTTAGCATCAAGAAGCCGAATGGTGTTGTTGGGCGTTCATTTAAAAATGATAAATGCAACAGAAACTTTTTATCAATATGTCGAGATTTTTTGATCAATGAAAAGGGTCACAAAATGATTGGTTGTAATAAGAGATAGGGTGGCGTGATGGAAATTAATCAATTAAAACCTGCTGAAATTGTGCGTGATGATATGGGCCAATGGATTCATCCCGAATATTGCGCATATATAAATGCAATGAGTAGTGAATCAGAACATTTCAACGAAGAAGAATGGACTGAACTTGAGCGACATTTCAATATCGAAACAGTTGAAATCTGGATGAAAGCAAGTGCTTCGGAAGATGATTGGGAAGTCATGATGGATACTGCTGATATTACTAAGTGGGATCCAATTGCACCACATGGATTTTTCTTAATAGACATTGGGTTTAGCGAAGATGATGCTTATGCGCTCTTTGCTCGTGAAATTCGTGAAGAAAGTGAGGTGGCGTGA